TAGTAGTATGCTCCGGGAAAAGAACACTACAATATACATACTGTATGAATAAGGTATAAAATCCACTAATAGAATGTTGATACAGGGTCACGCGGGAACAACCTTCGCAGCAAAACATCAACATGCCTGAAAGAGAATAATGAATCAGGGAGTACATCTTCTGGCTGTACACCCTTTTCTTTAACAACTGTTTGTGCCTCAATATCTAAATCTTTGAATCGATCATTTACAGTTTCTCCCCATCCCTTTACAACACTTTCAAGTTCTGTCAAGTCATATGGATTTAATAGTGCAAGAGGTGTTGAACTGAAATTGTATGTTTTTGACATGTATCTTGCCATTAAGATTATCCCGATAGGATTGTATACTTTGTCTATAGCAAGGCCTTTAGAAACCCAGCTTTTTAATAGCTTGACTGGCTCTAATACTCTTGTCACCCCACGTATCTTTTTAACCTCAATGTCTTCTGTCTGAATCAATAAATCACCAACATATGCTGATTCATCCTGCAGAAAGTGTTGTATATCCTCTTCCAAATTTATTTGTTCAAAGTCAATATCATCCAGTGCTATAGTAAAGTCCTCCATATCATCAATATCATCATCAGACATTAAACTCATCTCTTCAGACCACTGCTTGCTAGACATTGATGTCACAGTACTATAACCTTCAGATGTTTCTTCAATCCCATCAAGGTTGAGGATATTATTCCTATTTATAAGTGCTAATAGCTCATTGAACATAAACAAATCCACAGAAATCTTAGCCTTGTTCATTATGAGGGAATATGCAGCAGGAGGTATGGCAGCAGGTAAGCCTTTCATAAAGTTTTCTAAAAGCCCTGATGATATAATTGGGTTAATAAATAGTTTGTGCTGTTCTGTTTTAAACCATACATTCCCTACTGCCTGCACTGCTTGATATCTAATATCACGCAGTGTATGATATGCATGTGCTAACAAGAACCGTGGACTCTCAATATCCATCTGTGCTATTGCACGGAAACCATCACTTTGTACATTTATCATGAACTCTTTATTAATTGGCTGTTTCGTACGAAGCCCAGTTCTCAAGACACAGTGTTTATATACAATACATGGCACATTAGGCTTACCCCATTCAAAACCAGCCTCTGTTTTGAATAACACTAAGCTCCGAGTTTGATTGACTTGCTCTGTTTTGAATCTCATTCCACATCTAATTAATTCTTGTGACACTTCTTCCATCAGTAACCGCAACACATGTCGTTGGGTGATAGATGTCTCTAAGATATACTCTTTTTTATCCCAAAAAACTTCTAACCTTGCACAATCTAAACCAAAATTAAAAGTAACACGAAGGTCACCTTCATATAGTTTTGTTTCCTCGTTATATGTTTGCACACAGTATGCATCATATTGCTTACCTGAATAGGCTCTTCGGTTTGCTTGCATTTGTAACACACTTTTATAACCTAATACATCATATAAGAGTAGGCCAATACATTGTATTTCAGGATCAATAGGAACAACTCCTTTCCTTCTAAACCTTTCTACCCAATCCATCAATGTCTGTTTTTCAAAGTACAGAGATGTTAGCCATTCTTTAACATCCTGTTCATTTGCCTTACACCATCTCCAGATTTCTATGCATAGTCGAGTTGCTGCAATATCATCCTGCAATCCAATATTTTCTTTAACACTATATAAAGACATAGCTTTCAGTACCTCCTTCTTAGGTCTTACTCTGATTGTTTTAATCAGTGACATTGTCTTGAGCCAATAACTACAGATTGACTCAGCTGTCCCTTCTACATTTCCTTCCACAATAACAACACGTGACCTTCCTGCCTTATATAATAGTGGTGCTATGCGTTTTAGGACTTCAGGAGAACTTATATCAAGTCCTAATTCTCTGTAAACTCCATCTTTCATAACCTGTAAGTCTGCAGATAGAGACTCTGGGAAGAATGCACTATCAAGAACATCACTGACTTCATCCACTGTAAGAGCATACTTATAGCCAATCACCGAATTTATTGGATTTTGTATAGCCTGGTCCTTTTCTCTAACAGTGAATGTCCTAGCAATTTTAGGCCTATGTACATGTCTTGTTGTTAAGACCTCACACCTTACTTCATTTAAAAAGTCTTTCCAAGCATACTCTTTAGAAAATGTACAACTTACAAGTGTATTAAAGAGATCCATGTCCCTTTCAGTAGGTTGGTAACTCGTAGCAAAACTATCAGCTGCAGCAAGTACCTCCCTGAATGTGACCCATTCACCTTCATACCGGCATACTTTCATATGTTGCTTTGCTTGCATACGGAAACGAAGTTGTAATGGTGACTGCATAGTCATAGCTGTAATGATGCTAGGATCATTCAACTTTCTTACAAGGTATACAAGCAAATTATCTCTATTTCTAGGAATAATATAGTCATACACAGGATGTTGACGTGTCCACTCTAATAAATAATTATGTGAAAATTGATCATGAAATTCAAATTCAGCTTTAGGAGTGAACACTTTCCATTGAACTTTACCTACAAAACTAAACTCACCCAATCGGTCGTGCTGGAATACATCCTCACTTAATGACATCAAAAATTTAAATAAACCCAATACGTACCTATCACCATCTCTACGAGTATGCTTATAAGATATGAATGCATTTTTTAAAATATTCTTATCTGCCATCCCAAAACCAGCTGTTGCAAGCTCCATAATAGACATTGAGCCATCACCACCAAGTGGTACTGGTACGTGTGCTTTATTCACCTTAAGGAATGCTGTTGGAGAGTTTACCATTCCATCAGCAGTACCATACAACCTCTCAACTTTGCTTGTGCATAATACTATAGCTAGTTGAGCTAATTGTGGGCAAGCACCCAAATCTAGTGACTTTACACATCTGCTTTGTGCTGCTGCTAAATCATCAAAGAAACCTAACCCAGGAAGATCTGATAATGAACCCAGTAAGATTTTAACAAAAGGGATTGACACAGCACAACCTTCAAAAAAAGTAGAAAGAAATTCTGCATTAGTAGGTGATACTGTTGTCTTCTTAGGTGACACTTTAATAGAACCCATTAATAGTAAGTGCTCATGTAGATTAAACATGCTCTTCCACATCTCTTGATTTATAGCATGCCAATGAAAGTTTCCTGCCTGTATCTGCTGTGATACATACAAAAACCAATCTGTTCCATCATCTTCAGGCTCCAGATAGCCATAAATGAACAATGCATCATCTGAATGATGTGCAAATTCAAAAAAACACTCTAATTCTGGAAACAATTGTTTCCAGACCTCCCGAAAAAGTAATGAGACAGCAGCACCAAATAATGATGAGCATTTATTTAAGTTCCCTTGAAGCCAGTTTCCCTTTACATTGGCTGAGACTCCATTTGAGAAAAATGCCAAGAAATCTTCAACCGCATCTGAATGATTTTCCATACTATCAATATATCGGTGTAATTTCCTGGACATAAAAAATTCAGTCTCATAAATGTTACGTAATGCATCAACAACACAACATTTCAGTTTGTTGTCTGATAAGCCATCATATATTGCTTGTGTAAATCTCCTAAACTTAGCAGAATTATCTCCTGGTGACCATTTTGTGGCATCAGCACTAACATACATTAATTTCCGCTTAAACTTGATGCTTTTACCAGTGCTTGTTGTAATTTCTGATACTCCAGATGCCCATCTAAGTGCTTTCTCTAGTGCATTCTGAATATTTAGAACTTTTTTATCCCCACCATAAGAAATATATTCTTCAGGCACAACCTTTGCAATTGCATCGAAATAATCTTCTATTATTTCTAATCGCACCCTAGTTGGTAATGTTGTGATAAAAAATCCTCTATCTGCTTCTGTTCTCTGGTATTTCCTAACAATCCTAGCTTGTGCCTTTGATTGTTTAGTCTGCTCATACATATCAATAACATTTGGATTGGTTTGTGATCTATTTAAAAACCTAATTGCTTCAATCAGTGTCACACTAGCAGCTAAATGTCCATCCTCTTGCAATGCCCCAGACATTCCCTTGAGACTGATATTGCGTGTTTGACTGAAATATGGTTTGTCCCAGTGTTTATTCATGATATTAGCACATAAAACTTGAGATTTTGCCTGTAAATATTTGTTGAGCTCTTGTGCACTTAGCTCTGAGACCTCCTGACAAAAAAGCTGTTGTTCTACATCAACTTCTCCATTGATTACAGATTCAATTGTATAGCCTTCCTTTAGAAGAATATCACCATATTGTTTTTCTTTCTCCTGGAACTTCCGAGCCCATTCAATGGTTTCAAGATGTATTTTAGCCTCTTCTGGTAAATTCCCATGCAAACCCTTTTCAAATAAGAAAAAACAAGTTGTAGCTTCAGAGATTAAACTTCTGTAATGTTTGTAAACAACACGGGACATTAAAGAGGGGTAAACACCACTTGCTCCGACCGTGGAGTGATCAACTGTCAATCCTAACAAACGAACTCTTGAGTAAAATCGAACTTTATTATTTTGTGCCAAACTAATTAATAGAGATTTTATGATAGAATAAAGGTATACATCCAGTGAACTCTTAAATGGTCTCTCAAAGAATTTTTCTATTAACAACTCGTACCCAGAGTACAAAGATGTTACTGATGGTATCAGATAACGAAGGTTATCAAATATTGCACATAGCTTCATCTTTTGTGACACACAGAGTAAAAAGTGGAAAGAAAAGATTGACCTTAATGCATGTTGAAGGGGAAAATGGCCTTGGTCTTCAGTATAATATTGGAACCATGTAGCCGTGGCAAGAAGTGACTTCTCAAAAGCTATGTTCAAAGCCAATAACCTGTTTAAATCAATACTCATGACCTTAGAATAACACCAGGTGACACCATCAATTTCGGCCTTAGAATCAATATTATCTGCGTCTATCAACCCTATACCATCTTTAAATACTGTGAAATACCTTATATAAGAACCTACTACCTCTAGTGACTTTGATGGCAAGATAAACAAAATTACATTCCCATGGTCATATGCATGTACTGACCAATATTTAGAACGGCGCAGCCCAGCATGTGCAATTAAACTTTCTGTGATATCTCTGACTAGATGGCCTATATGCCATGCTGCTGTTTTCCTCAGAATGGATAACATATATTTACCAAGCTCATTATCATAAAATTTATTTAACAGGTCATCTACACCTGTTGTCTTATTAGGAGAAGGCATACTAGCATTTATTTCTCCAATGTTTATTTCAAGATTTGATAAGATCTGCTCAATTATTTTTGCACATGCATTGATCTGTATTTGACTTGCCACATTTATGCTATCTATGATCTCACCAAATAATCCTTTATCCTTTTTATGCTTTCCAACATTGTCAAGAATTGATTTAGAGAGTGGATTTAATTGTGATAATCCTAACTTCAGTGTCCCTGGTTCCTTCACATTAGGGCTCGATTGAAAGTGCACTCTAGGGCTATAATAATTGATCAACTCATCCCTTGTAAGACTCAGATACTTATAAGATATATCCAATGCAAGCATCTGTACTGGTGTTTCTGGTTGGTTTTTTGATATTTCTAGACACCCAATCCTAGTATTGCACTGGTCAGAACTGATTGTTGATGGTAGATATGCCCCTTGCACTGTAAGCTGCAAGAGTAAAAAATTTCTTGGTTTTCGTGATTCGTTGTATTTCTGTAAATGTAACTGTTCATGACTCTCAAATGCTTGAATCACATTAGCTCCACTGACTTCTTTGAATACAAACTTATGTTCTTTTGTCAACCAATTCTTGCAATATTGTATTAAGTTGTCAATCCGTGGTTCACATAGCTGCTGTGGTCTATAATCAGGGATGTTAAAGTATCTCAGTTTAGGGCCTGATACATGGAACTTTAAGTTAAACATTGCCTCCAAAGATGCTCTCTCATCTAACTTTATTAAATGCTCTCTGACATAATTTATATCAGCTTGGACTAGACGCATGTGCTGAACTACCCCATCGTTCCTCCGACTGGGCCACTGAGTCGAGATGTTTGATCCATCTGTTTTAACTGCAACCACTGAGAATGTTATTTTATAAGGTTGCGGTATATTACCCTTCCTTGATTCAGTTTCCAGTAAGTGCTCAACAAATTGGAGGCCTCCTTCATACTTTATTTTCTTCTCCCTAATACCTCGTGACACATCAGCTGTTACAGTCACTTCAATAAACTCAATCAAGTTACCTGTAATTTTATAATTATCTGGTGTCATTCGGAAAAAGCTTTTCAATACTTGTCCAGAAGGGCTATTTGGTATAATCTTCTTCTCCATGCCTTGTATAATATCATTAGGTATGCCAGCCATCAGTAAAACTTGACCTATAGGTCTTTCTACATCTTTATTATCAGACCAGTCATGTTTTATCATCTGGTCAACCAGGTCATGTCTGACAGCGTAGAGCCTATCCAGTAGATCTATGCATTCTAATGCTGATACCGTTCCAGGTGCAAGGTCCCTAACTCTCTGATGAATCTCTCTATACTTTTCCATTTTTCTAACTTTTTCTATCCCGGAGTCTACTACTA